CTGGTCTTACTGGTGGTGTTGGCATTTTTGCTATTTTAGGCATTACTCTAACTGGTTTAATAGCTATTTTAATTCCTTTAACTGGTGTGGTCATTTTCGTTCTTGCCATTATTAACACTCTCCTTATTTTCTAGTTTATTCACATAATTTCTAGCAGAACTTTGTCCAAAATAAAAAGAAATTACCATTATAAAAACACTCTGGAATACATCTGGACTAACTTTTCCAGTAGCTACTAGGTAACAATAGGTTATAGTTATTAATATTGAAATTACTTTTACTTGGATTAAGGTTGTAAATTTGTCCATCTTATTTCACCTCTTGAATAAAGCTTTCAAAACCTTCTTTTTTTAAGTCCATTACTTGTTTCATAGCATTTTCTCTGCTGGTATAAACTCCAGCAATAACTTTATATTTTATAATCGGAAGAGGTTTAGTTCTTTCCACAAAAGGTATTTTTATATACTCACAAATTCCCCTAGCTATAAGAGAAGCTATAGCTTCTATATTTAGCATAATAAGTGAAGCATCTAATTTATTATCGTGGAACATAATTTCAATATAAGCTGCGATAGCATTTGTATTATTCAGTTCATAAAGTTTTTCATTCTTTCTAATTCCTAAGTCATTTGTAGGTGTAAAATTAGAAAGTTTATTATAAATTGAAGTCGCTAATTTATTTCCTTCTTCTGAAACATATAAAGCTAACGTACCTCTTGTATTTCCATCTAAAGCATTTGAATGTAAGCATATGTGTAAATCTGCTTTAGCATTATTACTTTCAGCTACAGCCACTTCCAAACTAACTCCCATAGTAGCTACATAAACTATTAACCCACATCTTTTCAAAATGGTTTCTAGTGCTCTTCCAACTTCAAACATTCTGGTTCTTTCACTTCCATATGTGCCATAACCAATATTTGCTGTCTGCTGTGAAGGACTAATAAATACTTTCATTAGCATTTACCACCTTTACCCTTAGATTTTCCACCTTTTTTAACTTTTACTTTAACCATTTTAGCCATTAACCTCACCTCCAAAATTTATTAGATAGGGTTGACCACTTCCCTTCTATTTTTTAAAAGAGTTAGGAACTTTCTGGTAAACAGAAATTGGTTTGCTTTCTGGTGCAAATATACTTGGAGATTTTTCTTTTGGTGGTGTTTTAGTTCCAGTTACAACTACTTTCTTATTAGCCATAATACCCTCCTTATTTCATTTTACTTTTTCCAGCTTTCTTCATAGCTATTGCTATTGCTACTTGCTGTGCTTTTTTCTTATTAGGTGGTCTATAATTCCCAATTTTCCCATCACCTTTAGGTGAAACTTCGTGCATAAGTTCTTTAATATTACTACTAATAACTTTCTTAGAACTACCTTTCTTAAGTGGCATTTACTTCACCTTCTTTGTAACTTTTACATGAGTTACTTTTACTGGTTTACCTTTTACTTTAAGTGGTGTATTTCCTTTTGAAGCTTCTGCTACACTCATAGATGGATTAGTTTTACTAGGAATAGAATGTACTGCTTTAATCCAATTCTTTTTAGCTGCTGTGCTTTTAAAATTTATAGCTTTTTTAGGCATTTGGTTGTCCTCCTCCTTGTGGTTGCATTAGTCCTTGTTTGTCTGCTTCCATGAGTTGAGTTACAGCTGCTTCAAATTCGTTAGGGTCAGTTATTTTTTCAAGTTGTGCTCTAACTTCTGGAGCTAAAGTTTCCATAAATGCAGCCATATCTTCATAACTATTTACTCCTTGTGGAATTGCTCCTTGTGGTGCAGCTCCTTCTGGTGGCATACCTTGTGGTGGTGCTGGTGGTTGTCCTCCCATTGGTGGTGGTGGGACATTTCCTTGTGGTGGTTGTTGGTTCTGCTGTTCTTCCATTAACTTATTAGCTTTATTTATTTCATCAATAAGTCCTTGCTTGTCCATTACATAACCTTCTGGCATACGTTCAAGAGCTTGTAAAAATGTAACTTGTTGAGAAGCAAGTAAACTCATAATTGTATTGATAGATGTAATTTCACTCCACATAACAGAAGCTCCAACTTCAACTTTTAAACTAAGTGGCATATTTTTATAATCACTACCCTTAATTTCTCCAACTCTCTTCATTTTGTCTTTTGTATACCCAACTTTTCTAGGTATTCTATATTTATTCATAATAAAATCTTTCCAATTTAAAAGTAAATCTTCTACAAATTGGTAAAGATTAGACTTAGGATTTTCTAGTGGTATTGCGTTCTGTTGGACTGTTGCCATAATGGCTGTACCAGAGGCTTGTTCTGGGTTTACGTTCCCTAGAGCTGTGTCATTTGCTCCATTTAAGTCCTTTGTTACACTAAGCATATCTCCAATAAAACCAAACATATTAGTGTTCATTTGCCCAGCTTGTAATTGCTGTACAGCTCCCTCAATATTTCCTTCTACAGCTATTGCAGAACCTATAGCATTATTCCAACCAGCTATTCTGCTGCTGTCATAAATTACTTTACCAAAAGCTGTCATTCTTAAATGGTAAACAATGTTACTATACATTTGATTTATTGCTATTTGGTTTGGAACTATAGCAGTTCCAGCAGCTTCACCATGGTATGAATTTTTTCTCTTAATCCAATTACTCCATGCTAAAGGGTAACGATTTAATTTCATATTTCTTTCCTTACATATTGGACTAAACTTAGTAGACTTTCTGTACCAAACTTCTCCATCTTTTCGCCAAAGTTTAATAATATATAAAGTCTTGTCACTATTTCCAGTGTTACTATCTAATTCAATTTTACCTCTATCTCCAGCTGTTTCTTGGTAATCTAAGTCAGAAGTAATGTTCTTCCATTGTTCTTCTGGAACTCCTTCTTCTTTAGCTTCTGCTTGTAAATCACTTACTATAGCTCTACCAATTACTAAAATATATGGCTGTCCTTGTATTCTTCTGTCGTTTGGATTACCTAACATTATTTCGTTTCCATCTTTAACCTCATTACAAAAGTCACCTTTTATTTGAGTAAGAGAACCATCTGGATTATTGCCATAAGTTTGATTGGTATTTTTATTTTTATCCCAGTAAGTATAAATGCAATAGTCACCAGAATTAAAACCATCTGTAAGGCAATCACGAAGCAAGGTATTTATTTTGTCCTTCTCCCAAACATCAGCTATTTTATAGTTGAGCATATCGACTTGTTCTTGCAGCACTTCTACTCCTTTGGCTTCTTCGTCATGGTCTTGCAGCATAAACACACCTTTAATTGGAGCAGAAAGAATAGAAGCTATTTCATGGTCTGCAATTCTTTTATACAGTGGCATAATTAAAGTGGGTTGTCCTTTAGCTCTTACTCCCTTCCACTGGTCGTTAGCATAGAAAGCTTCGTTTATGTCTATAGTCCTATAATAATCTGGGACTAATCTTCTGTTATAATTCTTACCAATTTCATATAGTTTGAAGTCCTCTTCTGTTTCCTTGGTATACATTTATTCACCTTCCTTCCCTATATAATAAGGGTCATAATTCATTATTCCATTTTCACCATACCAACCTTCTTGCACATCGTCAGCTTTCTGTTTTTCTACAGCAGAAATAGCTTTAAGTTCTTTCTGAATAACATAATCTTTTAAATTAGTTACTGGATTAACATTAGGAATTTCTCCTTTTGCTAATTTCATTCCATGCTTAACTCCTAAATAATATGAGCTTGTTAAAATAAGAAATAATGTTACTGCAAATATAATGTCAAATAGCCCTAATAGACTTTTCATAATATACCTCCACGTGGTTATAAAATAAAGTTATACATTCATCGAATGTCATTTCTATAGGTGGAATTACCCATCTTAAATTAGTAGAATAATAATATTTTCTTACTTTACAAATTGCACAAGGTACGTGGTCATTTGCATTTGAAATATTATGTTCAACAACTACTCCAATACTTAATTTTTCTCCTTTGCAGCCAGTGTCTTTTACTAATCTTTCAATAGTTCTTTCTTGTGAAGCTGGTAATTCTTTTGAAAGGTATTTCGTTTCTAAGATTAACCAACCTTTACCATCGCAATCGTATATTCCATCTATGTCAGTCATGGAAATTTTACCTCCCATAAGATTACTAAAGTCATTTAATTGTCTAGCTCTGTCAATATTTTTTATCTGCACTCTTATACCCCCTAACAGTAGTTTATATATTCTTGGTTTGCTTCTTCCAGCTGTCCTATTTCTAATTCGTCTTTTTCAAAGTCCCAGTTAAACTTTTTTCTAGCAGCTTTCTTCTGTATAATAAATGTCTTAGCAAAATTGGAAAGTCCAGTGGTTGCATCAGCAGCATCGTCATGTTTATTCTTCCCTAGTTTCACATAGGAAGTAAGTTGTCGCATGAACTTGTCATAATTAGAACCAGCTATATAATCAGCTCTGAAATAAAAGAACTCCTTAACATACCCACTAGCCATGAGTATTCTGGTTTCTTTGTTTGTCGTGACACTTTCAGCTATTACTTGGCACGTACATTTCTCTGCTTTTATAAGCTTTCTAATGTTCCTTGCGTAACTTTCTCCACCATTGTTAGCTTCAATTTTCATAATGTTACACTTGGTCTGAATTAACATTTGTGCAATTAATGGTTCTGTAACTTCTACTCCATCTTGCGTGAAAATCACATCTGTTATATAAGTTTTATTTCCATATTTTCTACCTATTAAACTACATAAAAAGTCTAGTCCTTTATCTGCTGTGTCAGTGAACCCTATAATTCCATCTGGTTCTTTTTTACCCAGTTCTTTAAGGTTATATCTGTTTAATTCTTCTATAGGGTAGAGCAGTCCTTTGCTTTCAATAGGACTTTGCATAAATTCTGCTTCCCATATAAATTCGTCTGTAACTCTTCTTATAGCTTCGTATTCTTCTGTGGTCTTTACCTCTTCACAAAAACTTGTCCCATCTTCATTAAGTGCTGGAATACTTATAACTCTTATACTTGGGTTATAACTCTCACTGTCTTCACTGGTTAACCTTCCTATAATGTCCTTTCGTGTCCATCTAGTAGCTATATGAATTTCTGGACAGCCAGTTTCCAGTCTTGAAAGGTGTGTTGAAGTATACCAATTCCATACATTTTCAATAACAGTTTCAGAAAGTGCTTCTTCTAAATTCTTAATGCTATCGTCTAATATTGCACAAGTCTTACAGCCAAAACCCAGAATAGCTCCACCAACACCAGCACAAAAGTATGATGGCTGCGTATACCCTTCTAAACTCCATGCTCCAACAGCACTACTAATCCTACTTATTGAAGTTTCAAATACTTCTTGGTACTTTAAACTAGGAATTATTCCATCTCTTATGTCCCTACTAAACTTTTCTGCAAGATTTGCTGCATAACTGTTTCTCATTACACTTCCACTAGGGTCTTTCCCCAGTAACCATGCTGAAAATAAGGAAACTAT